TAGGCTCGCCATCGTCGGCAGCTTGCCGGTCCTGTTCCTCATCACTTTCCCATTAGCGTTGCTCAGTAACATCCTGCATCTCGCGCAGACCGCGCACGCGGCGTGGACCGTCCAGGAGCCGAAGGAGATGTGCGAGGTTGGTCTCGTCGGCGACGCCATCATCATTCGCATGCCGTTCGACCTGCTGGCGCACGCGGCGGCGAACGCTCCGTGCCTGCACCACATCGACCCGGAGACGGTAGGCCCAGGCCAAGGCTTCCGCGTCACCGACCCAACCATCTTCGCGTTCGAAGTGAAGCGGGCTCTGCTCGACGAGACCGACGAGTTCGGCACCACGCTGGTGCATGAACTATTCGACGACGCCATCGAGCGCGTGGTCGACAACGGAGGGGAGGGCTTCGAATGGCCAGCGGCAGGAATCGTCGAGTAATCTTCTGGGTGCTGGCGGCGTTCTGCACGGGGGCTCTCGTCTCGTCCTCGACGCGTCCGCCGTATCCCATCGTGGAGCGCGCGGGCGTCATCGTTCTGCGCAACGACCCCGGCGGCGACGTCAACGCCCACCTGAAGTGGCTCGACCGAATCGGAGCCGCTCACATGCCGGTGCGCATTGAGGGATACTGCAACAGCGCCTGCACGTTCGTGCTGAAGCTTCCGGCCCGGCAGGTCTGCGTGACCCCAGACGTCACCCTGGGCTTTCACCAAGTCTTCGACCCGGCGACTGGGAAAAACTTGCCCAGGGTTACGAAGCGAATCGTGCGGGACGTTTATCCCAAGCCGGTGCGTGATTGGATTCGCGTCCACGGCCCGCTGCGGTCGGACGTCATCGAGATGACCGCCAAGACGGCAATCGCTCTCGGCGTGGTGAGGGCCTGCGCATGAGCCTTACCCACGAGCAGGCAAAATACGTGCGCGAGTTCGCGCAGGCGCTTCTCCACGGCGACGCTATCCATCAGCAATGGTTGCTCGAAGCAGCCGAGTGCTTTATCGACGGCCGCGCGCTGCCGCCCGCGCGTTCGGGGAAGCCCAAGCCATGAGTGTCATCAGCGAGCCGACTCCCTGGCAGGAAGAGCTATGCAACTTCCCTGACGACATGAATCTCGCGGTGTTCGGCGGCCGTGGTGCAGGCCGCACGACCGGCGCGCTGTTCTGCGCGTCCTCGCACATCGAAATGTACGGACCCCGCGCGCACGTGCTGTTCATCCGGCAGACGCTCCGCTCGCTGCGCGAAGTGGAAGACAACTTCCAGCAGATTCTTATGGTTGCGTTCCACGGCTTGAAGTTCAACCGGCAGGACCACGAGTTTCGATTCCCCAACGGCGCGACGGCGGAGTTCGCGCCTATCAACGACACCGAGGATATGGCCAAGCTCCAAGGCCGCAGCTTCTCGCTCATCATCGCCGACGAGTATGGAAACTTCTCCCCGCAGCAGATGCGCTTCGTCGACCAGCTACGTGCCAACCTGCGTGCTGGCAATAAAAAGGACGGCGGCGCTCCGACGCGAATGATTCTGCTTGCCAACCCAGGCGGCCGTGGCCACTCGCTGATTAAACAGCGGTACATCGACAAGCTCACGCCGCTGCGCATGAGCACGCTCGACGACGGCATGGAATGGATTTGGGTCCCGGCGAATTACAAGGTCAACCCGCACAACCCTGACAACTATCTCGGCAACCTGGAAGCCTCCGCGCACAAGGATAAGGAACTGCTGCGGGCGTGGGTCGACGGCGCGTGGAACATTGCGCGCGGCGCGATGTTCGCAGATTGCATCGACGAGGAGTTCCATAAGATTCGTTTCGCCGACCTGCCGTGGCAGAAGAATGCTGCCGGGGTCTTTGTGCCGGACAAGCGCACGTTCGGCTTCCTCTCATCGGACTGGGGCCAGAGCGCGCCCGCCGTCTCGTTCGCGTGCCGGAAGATGATGCAGGCGGTCGGCATCTTCCCGAAGGGCTCGGTCGTGCTGGTCGACGAAGTCACCAGCGCGGACCCGGACGACTGGAGCGTGGGTATGAACTGGTCGCTCGGCAAGTTCGCCGACGCGATGCAGGACATGGTCGAGCGCACCGGCGTCCACAAGGTTGGCTGCATCGATGACGCGAAGGGCCTGAGCCCAGACGACACGCTCATCAAGGGCATGGCGAATCCGCCGTACCTGTTCAGCTTCATTCGCCCGCAGAAGAATCGCCGCTCGGGATGGGCGACCATCCGCGAGATGCTGACCAACGCGAAGGAGCGCAACGGCCGCCCTGGCCTCTGGGCCTCCGACCGATGCAAAGGATTCTGGGCGACGGTGCCGGACATGCCGCGCGACCCGCTGAACATGGAGGACGTTGATACGCGCTCGGTCGACCACTGGGGAGACACGGCGCGGTACGCGGTGACCTACGAGGTGGGCGTCGTCACCATCAACAACGCGAAGGCCACGGCACAGCGCTTCGGCATTGGCGGTCCGCAGGCTCCACGTCTCTATTGAGTCCCGTTGACGCAGGCCGTCTGAGCGGCTATCGTGGTGGCTCAGGCTTCAACCGGGGAGACCACGATGGGAACGCTTACGACTAAAGCCCGCAAGAATCTTCCCAGCCACGACTTCGCTCTCAGCGGTCGCCGCTTTCCAGTTGAAGACCCAGCGCATGCTCGCGCGGCCCTGAGCCGAGTCTCGGAGTCCCTGGCCAAAGGTAACATCACTTCCGGCCAAGCCGCGACGGTCCGCCGTCGCGCCCACGCCGAACTGCAAGCCCATCACACGTCGGTGCCGAAGGGCAGCGCTGGCGGTTACTGAAAGGAGACGCGCTATGAAGATGCTGGCCATCGTTGCCGCGCTCGTCGCGGCCTTGTCGTTTTCCACTGAGACCATCGTCCGCGCCAATACTGACCCCAACCCGCCCGCCCAGACCTACGAGGAATTCGCCCAGGAGCATGAGCCGTGGGACCGCAAGGCCGCCGTGCTCGACAAGGACGGCAAGCTGCTGAAGGACTTCGGACGCCACCACGACAGCCCGTTCCCGAATAAGAAGGCGTGTACTGATGGTCTGCTGGAGGATACGGCAAACATTTATACATACCTGCAGAAGCTGGGGGCTGACATCGAAACCCTCGACGTGGTTGTGACCTGCGAGCCTGCTGGCCGCTCAAGCTGAACTGGAGTCTCGCATGGCCGTCGTCGCGCTAAGTACCCGCAACCCGTATTACGTCAGTCGCGAAATCGACTGGACCATTATGCGCGATTCCTACGGCGGCGAGCGCTACGTCAAGGACAAGGGCCAAGACTATTTGCCGCCGACCGGAACGATGGTGCAGGACGGCCTGGGATTCAATCAGCCGGGGCTCGCCGCGTATGAGGCTTACAAGACTCGTGCGGTCTATCATGAACTGGTGAAGCCTTCGATGCTGGCCATGCTCGGCGTCATGCACCGCAAGGAGCCGGACATCGAACTGCCGCCGAAGATGGAGGGCATGCGCAAGCGCGCTTCGTTCAACGGCGAGTCGCTGTGCCAGCTACTGGTCCGCATCAACGAGCAGCAGATGCTCATGGGTCGGCTCGGCCTGCTGCTAGACGTCCAGACCGACGCAACGATTAACGACCTGCCATATCTTGTGACCTACAACGCCGAGCAGATGACCAATTGGGATTCCACCAAGGTCACCGACGACAACGGCGCGCGGCAATTGAAGCTCGTCGTGCTCGACGAGACCCAGCAGGAGCGTGGCCCCGGCCTGATGTGGGTCAACGTTATGAAATACCGCGTGCTCGCACGCGCGGGCGACGTGCGCGACGTCTGGGACATTCCAGGCGTGCCGGACAATACCTACGTCGCTGCCGAGGTGCGGAACACCCAGGACGCGACCAGCGCGCAGTTCGTGCAGCCAAGCTTTGGAGGCAGGACCCTGGAGAAGATTCCATTCGTCTTTATCGGCCCGCGCGACCTTGTCCCCGAGCCGGATGCGCCAGTGCTGCTGCCGATGGCGCGGCTCGCGCTCGCCATCTACCGCACCGAGGCGGACTATCGGCAAGCGCTCTACATGCAGGGCCAGGATACGCTGGTGACCATCGGAGGGAATTCACAGGCTGGCGAGCAGCAGAAGGTCGGCGCGTTCGGAAGCATCAACATGCCGATGGGCGGCGACGCCAAGTATATCGGCGCGGACTCCGGCGGCATCTCGGACCTGCGCGCGTCAATCGATTCCGACTTCGCACGCGCGGCGCAGCTTGGCGCACAGTTGCTCACCGAGCGCGGCAACGAGGCCGAGGCGGCGGGCGCATTGAACATTCGCGTGGCGGCTCGTACCGCGACGCTGACCACGGTCGCCGACGCGGGCGCGGCCGGTCTCGAATCGATTCTCAAGTCGGCCGCCATCTGGCTCGGCGCGGACCCCGACAAGGTTGAAGTGCATCCGAACAAGGACTTCGTCGACGACGCGGCCCAGGCGCAGGACCTCACCTACTTGATGACCGGCAAGACGATGGGCGCTCCGCTCTCCAACATGAGCATCCACGCTTGGCTGGCGAAGCGCGAATTCACGACGATGACCTACGAGGAAGAGATGTCCCAGAAGGACAAGGAAGGTCCCGACCTCCCTGGGTTACTCCCCGGTGTGCGCGGCGCGCCCGGCAAGGCACCAGTTCCAGGCGCTGCTCCACGCGGCGCGAAGACCACGGCCAAGGCTGCAGGCGCGACCACAAAGTATTGAGGGCATAAGCATGAATCGACTCCTACCCGCGCTGCTCGTTGCGGCGACGCTCTCCACGTCGGCGTTCGCCAAGCCGCACGTCGTCGCCAAGGTCTGCACCCCGCCCTTCCCATATAGCTGCTCGACCGTCCGATGGGCGGTCGCCAAGTTTCCTCGCTCCTGGTTGGAGGCGGAGGGGAAACGGCGTGGAATGAACGCGTGCCACAAAGCCTTCGCAATCGCTTGCATCAATGGTGCCCCATGACCGCTATCGCATACCGCTCTGGAATCATGGCCTGTGATTCCTGCTGGACCTACGGGGATACGCAGACCGTTTCGCACATCAAAATCAAGCGCCTCAAATCCGGGGCGCTTCTCGGCTCGGCCGGGGACAACGACTCCCGCGCGCTGGAGGCGCTGCTCGACTCGGTCAAGACGCCAGAGAAGCTTCCGACCCGTGTGCAGCTTGCGGAAACGAAGAACGAATTCATGGGAATCCTGGCGCTGCCGCGAGGCGGCGTGTTTATTATCAGCACCGGCAAGGTCGACGAGCAGGGCTTCCCCGTCGACGAAGACGAGGACTTCGGCGTCTGGCCCGCCACCACGATGGGCGGATACGCGGCGGTCGGGTCCGGCGCGGAGGCGGCGCTCGCCGCGATGGACGCTGGTGCGACGGCCGAGCAGGCTGTGAACATCGCATGCAAGCGAAACATCAACTGCCGCCCGCCGGTCCATAAGATTCGTCTGCTGGCTCGCCCCTCTGGGCCTGGACAACGCCCGCGCAAAAGTAAATAGTGTGGGTCCCATACACACAGAGGAGACCGTAATGAGCCAACCTTATTCAAACGTCGCGCTCGCGATTCAGACCGTGGTTACTCTCGGCGCGCATTCGGCAACCAAGTTTGTTTCGCCAAAGCACGTCGTGAAGGTCACGCAACGTCTCGCAGCGGGCAGGCTCCCGCGCAAGGGCAGCAACCTCGACTTCGTCGTGACGGTCGGGAGTCCGAACTATGCGGACCGGCTCTTCATCAAGAAGTGCCTCAAGGCTGGCGAGCCATTCCCGGTCAAGAAGCTTCAACTGAAGTTCCCGGCGAAGCGTAAGCCCACGGCCAAGGCTGTGCGGCGCGCGAAACGCAAACTGAACGTGCGCAGCCTCTCGGCCAAGGTGCTTGGCCAGACCAGGGCTCGCGGCTAATGGCTGACCCGACGACCAACGAGCTAGTCCACGACGCGATTATCAGGCGGCAGATTTATCTGCAACGCTTCGCGGACGGGCTTTCGTCGGACGTCATCACGCTCCTCGATGCGACCGAGAAGGACGTGCGGGCAACCCTGCTCGACCGACTCGCGTCGCTGGAGGGCGGCGACTTCAGCGCGGCGACCAACAAGAAGCTGGCCG